GCGCCCGCACCGCCGGAGAAAAACACAAGTGGTCAATTGACCACAATTAGATGGAAGCCAAGAAGCGACGCTTCTCAGCAGCAGTCAGCTTTGCGTAGCTTGACAGCAACTTGTTGACGGCATCGACTTTGTTGTTGCTACCACGCGAGTCAGACTTCGCAGGGAAGTAGTAGCGCATCGCATTGCGTGCATCGCCCTTGCGCTCGCCGTCGAAAGCAATTGTCGCCTCGCCGTTGTACGTTGAGCGCCGCGCCTCGCAGCCATAGCTTGCAGCAATGACTTGTGCAGTCTGCATCCGATACGCAAACTGCGCCTCTGCGCCTGACTTGTTGTAGACAGCCTTGAATGCAAGCAACGACTCGCCAACCCTGCGGTTGGCTGCGAGTGCAAGACGTAGGTCACGGATGAAGGTATTGAACTGAGTGTTCATGATGAGTGCTCCAAGTAAGTGGTCAATTGACCACAAAGTAAAAACCCCGCAACGGCGGGGCAACGAACGGCAGGGAATTCCCCAACCGATGCATCTAGTATACCACAATGGGTTGCCAAATCCCCTTGACAGGGCATATCCTGCCTAGCGTGACCCCACCATACCCCCATCCCCCTTTTCGGGCCGTCACCATGCCCACTCCGCATGAACACTGTTTTGCAGGCGCAAACCCAAATTCCAAAATCCCCGAAACACCCCCCATAGGTAAAAACCCTAATACCCCAAAAAAATTTTAAAAAAAACCCCCGGATATGAGGCCGAGGGTTTAAGGAGGGGGGTTACCCACTCAAGGAGAAGCAAATGCGCACTAGTTGCACATCTACCGAAAACGAGTATATACTGCGCCCATCGAAGCTGCAAGGGCTTGCGCATGTTAGAACATTTGGTGCATTTTGAGCCTGAGGTCACCACTCGGGACGGGTTTGTTAAATTGGACGCAGCCGCGCCCGATGAAGTCCTGTCGGCTCAAGTTTCCACCGCGAACCTTTTGGCAGAGCTTGGCGTCGAGGACGATGACGAGCTAGTAAAGGAGCAGCAGACCGCTGCCGCACGCAAAGCTTTCGGTTTCCTTACAACCAACGCCGACACCACCGAGCAAAAGACTGCTCTGGCCCAACTAAAAACCCCAGCCGCCGTGCGGCACATAACCGGCATGCTTGCTGCTTATGACTGGGAGTTTATTCAGCAGGCGCAGGAGATCAGGGGCTACACAGTGGCCAAGCTAGTCGAGGAAACCCAGAACCCCAACGCCAGTATCCGGCTCAAAGCGCTCGTTGCGCTGGGCAAAGTCACTGAAATTGGGCTGTTCACTGAGAAAATTGAGGTCAAGAAGCCCGATATGACGGACGGAGAGCTTGACCAGCGGATCAAAGACAAGTTGGCCAAGTTCATGGGGGTGGTTGACGCCCTTGAAGTGACAGACGTAGACCTGCCAGCCGAGAAACCCGCAGAAACTCCGCCCGATGCAGCTTGAAAACATCACGACGCTGACAAAAGCCGAGATCGCTGCCCTCATGCGGGCGCTTCCGACCATGACGTTGGCCGAGAAGATGGAGTTGTTCGAGGATTTGGAGGTGCGCGAGCGTCGAGCCAGACTACTTGCAGCCCAGAACAACATGATTGGGTTCGCCACCTCGGTGTATCCGGGGTTCAAGATTGGGCCGCACCACAAAAAGCTGGCCAAGATATTCACCGACGTGATCGAGGGGCGCAAACTGCGCGTGATTATCAACATCGCGCCGCGTATGGGTAAGTCCGAGTTCTCGTCCTACCTGTTCCCCGCCTACTTCCTTGGTAAGTTCCCTGAGAAGAAGATCATCATGGGCACCCACACCGCTGGTCTGTCTGAGGACTTCGGTCGCCGGGTACGAAACTTGCTTGATAACGAGGACTATCGTGAGATTTTTCCAAAGACTTTGGTCGCAGACGATCAGAAAGCGGCAGGTAAATGGAGCACCTCCGTAGGAGGCCAGTACTACGCCGCAGGCGTAGGGGGTGCTCTTGCCGGTCGTGGCGCGGACTTGTTCGTAATCGACGACCCTCACTCTGAGCAAGACGTAAAGGCCAACAGCCGTCTGGCTTTTGACACTGCGTGGTCGTGGTTCCAGACAGGCCCGTTGCAGCGCTTGATGCCGGGCGGGGCGATCATTATTGTGATGACGCGCTGGGGCAAGCTTGACCTGACCGGGCGGCTGATCGACTACCAAAGCCGCAACCCGGACTCCCTACCGTGGGAGATTGTGGAGCTACCGGCCATCCTCAACGAGGACACCGAGGACGAGAAATCCCTTTGGCCAGAGCAGTGGCCGCTGGCCACACTGAAGACAACCAAGGCCTCCATCGACCCCCAGTACTGGAACGCCCAGTACATGCAGCAGCCCACATCCAACGCGGCGGCAATCATCAGCCGAAAGCTCTGGCGGATATGGGAGCCAGAGGAGCCGCCCAAGTGCGAGTACATCATCCAGTCATGGGACACGGCGTTTGAAGCCAAGAGCAGGGCCGACTACTCGGCCTGCACCACATGGGGCGTGTTCTACAACGAGGAGGAGCGCGATCAGGCGCAGGTCATCCTGCTCGACGCGTTCAAAGACCGGATGGAGTTCCCAGAACTCAAGGCGATCGCCTTCAAACACTACAAGGAGTGGGAGCCCGACGCGTTCATTGTGGAGAAGAAAGCGGCAGGTGCGCCGCTGATCCAAGAACTGCGAAACATGGGTATCCCGGTGCAGGAGTTCAGCCCCAGCCGGGGCAACGACAAGATCGTGCGGGTCAACTCCATTGCCGATCTGTTCGCTTCGGGTAGAGTGTGGGCACCTGACACGCGCTGGGCGCGGGAAGTTATTGAGGAGGTTGCGGCCTTCCCCAACGGTGATAATGACGACTACGTGGACACGACGAGCCAAGCGCTGATGCGGTTTCGCCAAGGCGGGTTTATCACACTGGACACGGATGAGAAAGACGAACCCAAATTTTTCCGTCGCAGAGCGGCGGCATATTACTAAGGACAGATCATGGCCACCAATGTAGACAAAGCCCTGTACCAGCAACCCGCTGGGATTGATGCGCTTGCAGAAGACGAGTCACCGCTGGAGATCGAGATTGTTGACCCGGAAGAAGTCAACATCGGCATGGACGGCTTGGAGATCAGTCTGATCCCAAACAAGAAAGAGCCCTCCGGCGAGGACTTCGACGCCAACTTGGCCGAGTACATGGACGATGGCGACATACAGAGCATGGCCGGGGACTTGGACGCGGACATCGACAACGACAAGCAGTCCCGCAAGGAGTGGGAGAAAGCCTACGTTGACGGGCTCAAGTTGCTGGGCCTACAGATTGAGGAGCGCACGGAGCCGTGGCAAGGTGCCTGCGGTGTGTTCCACCCGATGATTACCGAGGCCGTGGTACGGTTCCAAAGTGAAACGATTACTGAAACGTTCCCAGCCGCCGGGCCGGTCAAGACCAAGATCATTGGGCTGGATACCCCAGAGGTGAAAGAAGCCGCTACGCGAGTTCAGGATGACATGAACTTCGAGTTGACCGAGCACATGGTGGAGTTCCGGCCTGAGCATGAGCGCATGCTGTGGAGCCTCCCGGCCACCGGTTCGGCGTTCAAAAAGGTGTACTACGACCCGAGCCTTGGCCGTCAGGTGTCCATGTTCATCCCGGCAGAAGACATCATCCTGCCCTACGGCACCACCGACTTGGACACTTGCCACCGCATCACGCACGTCATGCGCAAGACCAAGAACGAGATCATCAAGCTCCAGCAAGCTGGGTTCTACCGCGACATCGAGTTGCCTGACGCGCCCAAGGATCGCACGGACATCCAGAAAGCCAAGGACAAAGAGACCGGGTTCAACGACCTGAACGACGATCGGTACACCCTGTACGAGTGCCATGTGGACTTGGACTTGGAGGGCTACGAGGACGAAGACGACGAGGGCGAGAAGACTGGGATCATGCTGCCCTATGTGGTGACCCTGATAAAAGGTACCAACGACGTGCTGTCCATCCGCCGTAACTGGCTGGAGGACGACGACCTGCGTCTGAAGCGCCAGCACTTTGTGCACTACCAGTACATCCCCGGCTTCGGTGCGTATGGCTTTGGTCTGTTCCACCTGATTGGTGGGTATGCCAAGTCGGCCACCTCCCTGATGCGCCAGCTTGTTGACGCCGGTACGCTGTCTAACCTGCCCGGTGGTCTGAAGTCCCGTGGTCTGCGCATCAAGGGTGACGACACTCCGATCGCTCCGGGCGAGTGGCGCGATGCCGACGTGGCCAGCGGTAACATCCGCGACAGTATTCTGCCGCTGCCGTACAAGGAGCCAAGCCAAGTTCTGATGGGCTTGCTTGGCCAGATCGTTGAAGAGGGCCGCAGGTTTGCGTCCACGGCGGACATGCAGGTCTCGGACATGTCGGCCAACGCGCCGGTGGGTACCACCCTTGCGCTGCTGGAGCGCCAGCTAAAAGTGATGTCGGCTGTTCAGGCCCGCGTCCACTACGCGCTCAAGCAAGAGCTAAAGCTGCTCAAGAAAATCATCCGCGACTACACCGACCCGGACTACACCTACAACCCCGAGTACGGCAGCAAGAAAGCCAAGCGTGGCGACTACGACTTGGTGGACATCATCCCCGTCTCCGATCCCAACGCAGCGACCCTGAGCCAGCGCGTGATCCAGTACCAAGCGGTCATTCAGATGGCCCAGATGGCACCGGACATTTACGATCTGCCGCAGTTGCACCGTGGGATGTTGGACGTTCTGGGCATCAAGAATGCCGAGAAGCTGGTGCCGATCGAGGAGGACATGAAGCCGACCGACCCCGTGTCGGAGAACCAAGCAGCGCTCAACGGCAAGCCCATGAAAGCGTTCATGTACCAGAACCACGACGCGCACATCCAAGTCCACATGATGCTGCTGCAAGACCCGATGATGCAGCAGTTGATTGGCCAGAACCCGCAGGCTCCCAAGATCATGGGGGCTATCACGGCGCACATTGCCGAGCACGCCGGGTACAAAATGCGCCAGCAAATCGAGCAGCAGTTGGGTATGCCCATGCCTCCCGAAGACGAGAAGCTCCCGCCGCAGATCGAGGTGGCGCTCTCTGGCATGCTGGCCCAAGCGGCGCAGCAAGTCATGCAGCAGAACCAAGCTCAGGCCGCGCAGGCACAAGCCCAGCAGCAGGCACAAGACCCGGTGATCCAGATGCAGCAGCAAGAGTTGCAGATCAAGGCTGGCGCGAACCAGATCAAGCAGGAAGACCTCAAGCTCAAGGCTATGAAGATGTCCATTGATGCGGCCAATCAGGCAGACAAGCTTAAGTTGGAGGAGAAGAAAATCTCTGGCAACTTGCAGTTGGAAGCCATGAAGGTCGGAGCCCAGACCAAAAACAACGAGGCCCAGTTGGCCGCGCAGCAACAACGAGAAGGTGTTCGCATGGGCATCGACGTTGCAAAAAGCAGAGACCAGATCAACAACCAACGGCAGCAGTACATGGCACAGCTTGCCCAGCAAAAGGAGAAACCGACTAAATGATCCAAGACTTCGCACGCGTATTGCGCGAAAAAATACGCACCGACATGAACAACTACGCCGACGACTTGGCTGGTGGCATGTGTCGCAACTTTGAAGATTACCAAAAACTCTGCGGGACTATCTCAGGTCTAGCGCTTGCGGAGCGTCACCTACTTGACCTGCTTGAGAAAGTCGAAAAATCAGATGAGTGAAATCCTTCTGCCACCGGGCATTGTTTTGCCTCAGCACATCCAACCAGCGGAGACGCCGGACGAGGATGCCAGTGAAGAAACCAAAGCCGCCGCGCTACCTACCCCCACGGGCTGGAAGCTATTGTGCGTAGTACCTGAAGTCGAGCAAAAGATTGCCGGTACGACCCTTGATCTCGTGAGAGATACAGCAAGTATGCGCCAAGAAGAACACGCCACCACGGTGTTGTTTGTATTGCGTGTAGGCCCCGATGCGTACAAAGACACTGCCAAGTTCCCCACAGGAGCATGGTGCAAGGAAGGTGACTTTGTGCTGGTGCGTACGTACTCTGGTACGCGCTTTAAGATTTTTGGGAAAGAGTTCCGTCTCATCAACGACGACCAAGTTGATGCTGTTGTGCAAGACCCTCGTGGGCTGACCCGCGTTTGAAGGAGTAAATATGGCTGACGAATTTAAGTTCCCAGACGAACTGGAAGACGAAAAGAAAATCGACATTGAAATTGAAGGCGAAGGCGATGTCGAAATTGAAATCGAAGACGACACACCTGAACGTGACCGGGGCCGCAAACCCTTGGATCGGGAAGTTGCTGATCCGACCGACGAAGAAATTGAGTCTTACTCCGACAAGGTAAAGAACCGCATCAAGGAGCTTACCCATGCGCGCCACGACGAGCGCCGCAACAAGGAAGCCGTCCTGCGTGAAAAGCAGGAACTTGAGCGTTTTGCACAGCAGTTGATCGCAGAGAACAAGAGTCTCAAGAGCAACGTACACAAGGGGCAGGAGGCTGTCATTGCCGGTGCGCAGCAACGCGCTGACACCGAGCTTGAAATAGCCCGCCGCGAACTCAAGGCAGCACAGGAAGCGTTCGACACGGACGCCATCCTCAAGGCCCAAGAAGCGGTAATGGACGCCAAAATCCGGGTGGAACAGATTAAAAATTTCCGCCCAGCCCCTTTACAACAGGAAGAATTTGAGGTACAAACGCCACAAATCCAATCAAAAGCGCCCCCACCGGACGAAAAATCCCTGCGCTGGCAGGCAAAAAACCAGTGGTTTGGGGTGGACGGTTTTGAGGAATACACCAGCTACGCACTAGGGCTGCACAAAAAGCTAGTTCAAAACGGGGTTGATCCCCGCACTGATGAGTACTACGAGAAATTAGATTCTCGCCTTAAGTCAACGTTCCCTGAATTGTTCGGTGGGACTAAAGACAAGCCTACGTCCGGTGAGGTTTCCAAACGACCTACTACCGTGGTTGCTTCTGCCGCTCGTTCAACGAGTGCAGGAAAGATCAAGCTAACGAACACGCAAGTGGCGTTGGCGAAGAAATTCGGTTTAACCCCACAGCAATATGCTGTTCAAGTAGCTCGATTGGAGAATCAAAATGGCTGAAGTGCAAACCCGTACAAATCGTGACCTAGCGACACGCGAAAAAACTGCTCGATATGTTTACACGCCCTCAAGCGCCCTGCCTGACCCGACACCTGAACCCGGATACACGTATCGCTGGGTAGCGTCCGCCCTACTGGGTGACGAAAAGGTGATGATGACCAACGTGTCGCGGAAGTTCCGTGACGGCTGGACTCCGGTTAAAGCAGAGGATCATCCTGAGTTGATGCTGGCTGGAAATGCTAAGACCGGTAACGTGGAAATTGGTGGACTCATGCTCTGCAAGATGCCAACCGAAAAAGCCCGTGCCCGTGACGAGTACTTTGAAGACCAAGCACGCAACCAGATGGAGTCGGTGGATAACCATTTCATGCGAAATAATGACCCGAGAATGCCGTTGTTTGCAGACCGCAAGTCTTCTTCAACACGCGGATCGGGATTCGGTTCTGGTTCAAAGTAATTAGGAGTTTTTATGTCAACTGTGCAAGCCCCTTACGGCCTACGTGCCGTAAATGAGTTGGGTGGTCTGCCGTACGCCGGTAGCACCCGTACTTTTCTAATCAACCCCGCTGGTTCAGCGGCCAACATGTACAACGGTACTGTGGTGGCTGTCGATACCTCGGGCTATCTGGTTCCCGTAACCAACGTCGGCAGTAACGCTGACCCCTTCCCCGCTGGCGTTGTCGGCGTGTTTGTGGGTTGCTCGTACGTCAACGCTCAAGGCCAACAAATCTACGCTCAGTACTACCCCACCGGTACCACTGGCGTTGTGACGGCTTATGTTGTGGATGACGACCGCGCCGTGTTCCAAGTGCAGGCCAACGGCTCTCTGGGCCAGACCGCTCTGGGCGCGAACGTGGTGTTTGCTGCTGCGCAAACCGGCTCGACCTCGACTGGCAATTCGACCACTGCTGTGAGCACCACGCTTGCTGCAACGGCCACGATCGCCTTCAAGGTTGTTGGTTTTGCTTCTGGCCCCGGCGACGCGTATACCGATCTGCTGGTTAAGTTCAACGTGGGTTCACATGCCTACAATACCGGCCTTGGCGTCGCGTAATAAGGAGTAATTCAAAATGGCTATTTCACGCGCACAACTACTTAAAGAACTGCTCCCCGGTCTGAACGCTTTGTTCGGTATGGAGTATGCTCGTTACGGCGAAGAGCACAAGGAAATCTATGAGACCGAGAAATCGGAGCGTAGCTTTGAAGAAGAAACCAAGCTTGCTGGTTTCGGTGCTGCTCCCGTTAAAAACGAGGGTCAAGCAATTGCGTATGACAATGCGCAAGAAGCTTTCACCGCACGCTACAACCACGAAACCATCGCCTTGGGCTTCTCGATCACCGAAGAAGCTGTGGAAGACAACCTGTATGACAGTCTGTCTGCTCGCTACACCAAGTCGCTGGCCCGTGCTATGGCGTACACCAAACAAGTTAAAGCCGCCTCCGTTATCAACAACGGTTTCAGCGGTTCGTACTTGGGCGGTGACGGTGTGTCCCTGTTCGGTGTGAACTCTTCCAGCAGCCAAGTGGGCCACCCACTGGTTGGCGGCGGTGTTAACCAGAACGCTCCTGCCACCGCTGTGGACTTGAACGAAACCTCGTTGGAAAATGCTGTGATCCAGATCGCTGCATGGACTGATGAGCGCGGTCTGTTGATCGCCGCCAAGCCCCGCAAGATGTTGGTTCCTCCGTCGCTGATGTTCGTTGCCAAGCGTTTGCTGGACACCGAACTGCGCGTTGGTACGAACGACAACGACATCAACGCACTGAAGCAGATGGGCGCAATCCCTGAAGGCTACACCGTTAACCACTTCTTGACCGACACCAACGGCTGGTACCTGATTACCGACGTTCCCAACGGCATGAAGCACTTCGAGCGTATCGCCCTGCAAAACAGCATGGACGGCGACTTCGATACCGGTAACGTGCGTTACAAGGCTCGTGAGCGTTACAGCTTCGGCTGGTCTGACCCTCTGGGCATGTGGGGTTCCGCTGGAGCCTAATCGGACTCAGTAAGGTAGAGGTGACTGGCCTGCCACTAGGGCCCCTTCGGGGGCCCTTTTTATTTATTGCACAACCCGCAAAACCGTGATATATTGCAACCACTCCGGGGTTCCCGGTGCATCAAACTGACCCGGCAGACGACATACCGATTGATGCACTGATCTTGTATGTAAGGATAATTTATCATGGCAGTTTCTACCACCCAGAGTATTTGGCGTTCTGGCGGCGGCGATCAAACTCGCGCTGCGTACTGCGGTTCCGGCGTCATGGCCGCGACTTTCTACATCCCCGCTGCTGGCACCGCTGGCAACGTGCAGGCTTCTGCAACCAACACCGCCCGTGTTGTTTTGCCTGCTGGCGCAGTTCCCCTGAACATCATCATCAACGACACCGGCACCGGTCAAATTGATCTGGGCTTCACAGACGGAACCACCCCCTCGGCAAACGGCCTGCTCAACGACGCTGCCGTGACTGCCATTGCTTCGATTGCTGCTGGAGCCACTGGCTCGGGCGCATCGCTGGGCACCGTGCTGAGCGCAACCAAGAACGTGACAATCACCAACGCTGTTGGCGGAACACCGGGCACCGGTACCGTTGGCGGTGTGATCGTGTACTACGTCACCGACCCCTACGCTGGCCAGCAAAACGTCTAATTAATCTTGAGGGGGCCTTGAGCCCCCTTTGTCAAAGGAGATTGATATGACGATGCAATATGATGTCAAGTCGTTCCACGTAATGACGGGGACGCCTTCGGGTACTACCCAGCGCACGCGCTTAAAAGGTGCTGTTGTTTCCAATAGCGTTTCGGGTACTTCGGCAAACGTGTTTTTTGCAAATAACACATACATCAGTGGGACGTACAACGTTCCCGGCACAACGGTGTGTACAGTCACAACGGCCACGGCACACGGTTTAACCACCGGTGATCGTGTTTGGCTGGACTTTACTTCTGGTACATCGACGGACAACGTTTACACTGTCACAGTAACCTCCACGGTGGCATTTACGGTGGCGGTAGCTTCTGCAACAACTAGCGGCAATGTGAAAGTCTACACACAAGGTTTGATGGAAGTGGACATTACAAACAGCGTGCCTGTTGCAGTGACTATTCCGGGCGAAGGTATTTTGGCGGCAAACGGTATTTTTGTTGGAACGCCAGCAAATATTGCAGCTACGGTGTTCTATGGCTAAGTCGCCCGCATGGACTCGCAAGGAAGGCAAAAACCCCAATGGTGGCTTGAACGCCAAAGGGCGCGCCTCTGCGAAAAAACAAGGCATGAATTTGAAACCTCCCCAGCCGGAAGGCGGCAGCAGGCGCGACTCTTTTTGCGCCCGTATGGAAGGTATGAAGAAGAAGTTGACAAGCGAGAAGA